CAACGGGAGCCACAGGTCCAACAGGCGCTACAGGACCACAAGGCCCTCAAGGTCCTACCGGTCCAACAGGTCCTAAAGGTGACACTGGTGATACTGGTCCTCAAGGTTCACAAGGTCCTCAAGGTATCCAAGGTATCCAGGGTGAAACAGGCCCTCAAGGCCCTGCTGGTCTGACTGGTGCCACTGGTGATACTGGACCTCAAGGCCCTCAAGGTCCTACCGGTCCAACAGGTCCTACTGGTGCCACTGGCGCTACAGGAGCCACAGGTGCTTCAGGAACTGATGGTGCAGACGGAGCCGATGGTGCTGCTGCCACTATAGCTGTAGGAACAGTAAGCACGTTAACTGCTGGTAGTTCAGTTACTGTAGTAAACTCAGGTTCTTCCAGTGCTGCCGTATTTGACTTTGGTATTCCTCAAGGAGCAACTGGAGCAACTGGAGCAACTGGAGCTACGGGAGCCACAGGCGCAACAGGAGCTACAGGAGCCGCTGGTGCAGATGGTGTAGATGGTACAAACGGAACTGATGGCTTAGGTTGGACCGGAGGCAGCTACAACTCAGGGACAGGTGTAGTTACATTCACTAGTGACGATGGCTTAGGTTTTAGTACAGGAGACCTAAGAGGAGCCGACGGGACCAATGGTACTGATGGGACCAATGGTACCAATGGTACTGATGGCCTAGGCTGGACCGGAGGCAGTTACAACGCAGGGACAGGTGTAGTTACATTCACTAGTGATGACGGCTTAGGTTTCTCCACAGGTGATCTCAGAGGTGCAGACGGAACAGGAGCAGGAACTGTTACTTCTGTAGCAGCTACAGTACCCACTGGTTTCTCTATCTCAGGTTCTCCTGTTACGTCTAGTGGTACTCTAGCTGTTACATACGCTGCGGGATACCAAGGTTATACAACCACTGAAGCTACTAAACTTTCAGGTATTGAAGCAAGTGCTGATGTAACAGACGCTGGTAATGTGGAGCCTTTGGTGGATACTCACCTAAACACAGGAACAGCATCAGCTAGTGAGTTTCTGTCTTGGACAGGTAGTGATTACGATTGGGCGGTACCAAGTGACGCCACTTGGAGTGGGTATAGTATATCTGTTGTAACATCTTTACCTGGATCACCAGACAGCAACACAATCTATTTTGTAACAACGTAGGTGAATAATGATTATAGTAATAGCCAACAAAGAAAACTATCGTATTTTTAATACTCCTAATAAGGTAATTCTAGAGTGTGATGTTCATGTCTATGATGATGAGTTAGGGACTACAGACAGGATTACTAAACAGTTAGTGCTGACAGAAGATATGAACATGACTGTAGAACATCTAACCGATGTAGCACTGGCTAAGATGACTGAGTACGAACAGTCTTTTGTGAGTGAATAGACATGGCTATTTACTGGGTTGATCCTTATATTCAGGCAAACATTGGCGGCATTCACGGTACTACAGATATATATTCTCGTAGCGGCACCTATGCTGCTCCTTGGGCTATCACAGATATTTTCGGATCAACTGCTACAGACGATGATTCAAAAATCTACGACCTAAGCGATGGAGACGAAGTCAGGCTCAAGGGCTTGCCTATGTCATCTTATCTTATAGACGTTGGAACATTTTATAATACTTCGGGTTGGGCATACTACAGAAAGTCGGGGGAGACTGCACCTGCTGGTTGGACTAGCGCAAGGTCTGCTAGAAGTTTCGCAGCAAGAAGCTGGGCGTGTATCTACAACAAAACTCATACGGATACGTTTAGTGTAGCAGACTCTGACGGAAACAAACCCTACTGGGTTTTTCAGATGTACGACAACAACAATAACAATTCGTTGTCCCTGCAATCCTCGTATGGACAAACTCCTGGCTACATACTTCACGCAAACATTTCACCTTACAATAGTAGCACATCAACAACTCTGAATATGCAGGTCATAGACTGGCGATACTATATCATTGGTACTCAGATACCAACCGGCAGCATTTTTTTCGGATGTTCCCGAGGTGTGGGTGTAAAGATTACTGACGGTTGGACAAGTGAAACAGTTCGCAACGGAGTGACTTGTTTGGTCTGGTCACAAACTAATGCCACCAACACCCGAACCTTTAATTTCAACGAAACTAGTGACGGTTCCGTTTTGTGTGACACTCTTTACGATTTAAAGAACACAATATTTTGTTTTTTAAATGACACATCCAATTCATATACCTATTGTTCTTACAATTTTTATTCTGCCAAAGGTGGTTACCACAACGGGTCATCTTATACTCAAAGATTTGGTTCTATCGGTCGAGCCGATCTCAATCGAAACAACACTGATTGGACCAGATACTATTATTATAATGGAGGGGGAGTTTCTTCATCAGATTCAGGCGCTGTAAATAGTTTTGAGCTAGGTTTTGGCTCTGCTTATTATGGTATCCAATTTCAGGGACGCCTTAATTACGGTGGTAATACCGCAACTGCAAGATATAACAATCTAGTCGGAAATGCAGCAGGATTGAATTTCAGTGTCATATCTGGTTCCGGGGATTTGAACCTTACACTGGGTACTTGTTTTACATACCAGTCTGATATATTAAGGAGTACTGTAAGTATAGCTCCTAACGATAGTGTTACTTTATTGAACAACTCCTATTATGCAAGTTATTATAATTTTAATAATTTCGCTTCAAGTAATGCACTTTCTTATTCATTCCCATCGAATATATACGGGCCTTTAAATTCCAGTGATATATATATTACTAACACCGGAGGACCATACTTTTTTAGCACCATAGGCGGTTCAGGGGACAAACTAAACTCAACTAGATTGTACCTGACAGAGGTGTCTCTATCAAAAAGCAACTGGTGGGAAAACATTGGTATTTTTCACGATCATAACAATATTACAGACCATAGAACATCCCAAAGCAATATGGCTTTGGCTAAATTAGTTTGTGGAGGGAATGACTACAGGAGCACGAGCCCTACATTTCAAGTCAAGTCGTATATGTATCTTTACAATGGCACTAATGCAGCAACCTCTGATGTTAATCTTCACTTTTCCACAAACGATTACGACAACATACCAGTCGGTGCAGCATTTTCTACAAGTTATAATAACTTATATCATACTCCTATGTTGTACTTTAATGATTCAACGAAGAGCGATGCTCTTTGTTTTATAAAACCTGATGTTACTGGGGATAGCAATTTCAAGAAAAGTATTGAAATACCTTGTGACCCATACACTTCAGGCAATACAGTTACAGTGACGTTTAATGTCGAAACAACATCTACATTTACAGATTTTGTATACCTGTATGTTCACTATGTAGATTCTAACGGCGTTGTTCAGACCTCTTTTAATAACTTTAATACTGCTATCACAACCCCAACTAACCGCACTGTTACTTTGTCATCCGTAGGAACTTGTGACGCGAACCATATGCTTGTTGAAATCAGACTAGATACAAACACTGGGCAAGGACCAAGCGGCAACGGAGAAAAATTCTGGATACACGACATCACTGCGACGGTAACATAAGATGGCAGCGCCAGTTTTATCAGCCACCGGGTGGGGTAATGGTACAAAACTTAGTGCAACAGGCTGGGAAACAGAGGTTGCTGCAACGCCACCTAGTGGTATCAAGAAAATTTACATTGGATCGACTCAGGTCCAAAGCTTGTATGTTGGTTCTACTCAAGTGCAGAGTGTTTATGTAGGTTCTACAAAGATTTTTGGATAGGAATAACTATGGCTAAGAAACCTTCTCTGACTACAATTTCTTCAGGCTACTATTCTACTGGGCAACTAAATAATAACTTCTCTGCTATTAATACTGCTTTTGATAATACTTTATCAAGAGATGGTAGTACGCCTAATACCATGTCTGCTGACATAGATCTTAATTCCAATGATCTTCTCAATGTAAACGCAGTAGAAACTAGTTCTCTTCGTATCAATGGTGCTCTAGTAAGTCCAACAGGTCTTTCTTTAGCAGGTTCCGTTTTTTACTCCAATAGATTCACAGGTGACGGATCAACTACAGCATTTACTTTATCCTATGCTCCATACATCAAAGACAATGCTCAAGTATACATAGACGGTGTATACCAAAACAAAGATTCTTTTGCTACCTCAGGTACAACTCTTACATTTACAGAAGCACCACCTTTTAATTCCTTAATTGAAGTTGTAGTAGCCAGGACTCTAGAAGCTGTAGGTACAGCAGACGCATCAACAGTTACATTTACTCAGACTGGTACAGGTGCAGTAGCTACAACAGTAGAGCGTAAACTACAAGAGTTTGTCTCAGTTAAAGACTTCGGAGCGGTCGGCGATGGCGTCACGGATGACACTGCGGCCATTCAGGCTGCGATTGATAGTGGTGCAAATTTAATTGAAGGTTCTGGATTAACTTACCGTATTACAGATACAATCCAAGTTACAACTGGTGACATTGTTCTTCAAAATATAAATCTTGTCGGCCCTTTAACAGGTCCAATAGCATCTGCTGCACCGCGACCAACCTTTTTAGAATTTAACGGCACTCAAGGTAGCAACGTGCTGTTGACCGCTGATGCAGCAAAAGGTGACAATCAGATCACTGTTGCGTCTGTGGCGGGTCTGGCTGTTGACCAGTGGGTGCGCCTGCAATCTGATGAGGTTCTATGGGGCGGCACCAACAAGGGCGGCGAACTGGCCAAGATTAAGGCTATCGCTGGCAGCACTCTGACGTTCTACGATGCGCTCTACCTCAATTATACGCTGGCCGACAGTTCGAACATTGCGCCGCTGGACACTCTTGAAAACATCGTTGTGCGGGACTGCTCGATTGCTGGCGACCCTGCGACCAGCTTGCAGACTGGCATCCGCTTCAACTATTGCGCCAATGTCTCGCTTGAAAACTTCCGCTCAACTGATTGCCAATACTCTCACATCGTCTTTGCCACATGTGCTGATGCAAAGGTTCTTGGCGGCCAAGGTGAACGCACCAGCACTTCGGTTGGTTTTAACTACGGCGTGACTATTGTCTATGCCTCAAACAATACTGTTGTCGATGGCTACACGGCTAGAGAAATGCGGCACGCTGTAACAACGGGTGGATCAAACGGGATCAACCGTTATGTGAACGTAATTAACTGTATGTGCATTGATGCCGGTCTTGATGCTCACGCATCAACGGCAGAAATCAACTTCAGCCACAACTTTCTTTCCTTCCCTGTTGGCGGGATAGCTTCAAATACAATCATTGCGCAGGGTGAACAGTTTACAGCGATTGGAAACTTTATTTCCAACGCTCAAGATGACGCAATTATACATCAACCACTAATGACTTACTTGGGCGCAAGTGCTTCATTTAATGCGTCGAACAATGTGATGGAATACGACGCGTCTGTGCCAGGATCTCCAGCAGGTATTTTAGCTATCGCTGACGAAGCCTCTTCCCCGTTTGGCTCCGTTATTATTTCTGGCAATAGAGTTAAAAATGCAACGACAGGGATATATGTTTACGCAAAAGATGACAGCATTGAGAATGTAACTGTTTCAAACAATGTAATCCAAGAGGCGGTTACACGTGGTATTCAACTTCGCTCAAATGCAGGAACCACGCTTGAGCGTGCAAGCATTTCTGGAAACATTGTTACTGGTGCATCAGGCGCTGTAACTGGGATTTATTTGGGCGGTATTACAGGTGGAGCTGTTAACTACATCTCTGTTGAAAATAACGTAATTGATACGTTTACAACAGCTATTCAGCTTATTGACACGACCACCACTCGCATAGGTGACGGCAACGTCTATCTGAACGTCATCAATCAGGTTGTGCAGTCTGGCGATACTGATACCATTCAGGGCGGTGTTATTTACGGCGAAACCACATTTGACCCTCCCAGTCTTGCAGCAGGTGCCCGCACTACAACTATTATGACAGTTGCTGGAGTAGACCCAAACGACATTGTGATTGGCGTATCTCACAACACCACTTTGTTTAGTGGCGACATTGTTATGAGCGGATATGTACTCGGGACAAATTCGGTTCTCGTTGTCTACCAGAACCAAGGCATAGTGACCCGCGACATTGGCTCTGGCACGCTGCGGGTAATGGTGAGGAAAGCCCCATGATGAAAGGATTTATGTGATATGACAATTAGGCAACAAGGCGAGAGCTACAATGGACGATAAAACATTAGTAGATTGGACAGCAGTATCTGTAGCTTTAGGGGCTTTCTTCGAACTGCTGCCTGCTATTAGCGCGATACTTTCCATTGTTTGGCTTAGTCTGAGGATATACCAAACAGTTAAAGAAATAAAAAAATTCAAAGGATGACCATGATTTTAAGAGGGGTAGAGTATGGAACTAGATTTCAGATTTCTCCTCACACTAGGTACAGCTTTAGTTAGTGTGGTGGGGGCCGCAGCTATTGTTAAACAAAAAGTTTTAACTCTAACTTCGCACCTTGAAGATATAGAACAACGCATAAGAAACCAAGCACACAGCATAGACAAGTTAAACACAGCAGCAGAAATGCAAAGACATAGGACAGATATCCTAGCATCCATGAGTTCCCCCGATAAACTAAAGCAAGAGCACTACGAAGTAGCTACTCTTATAGCTAAGGTTCAGGAACATGAAAAAGAACTAAACAAACTAACCAGTAAGAGTTGAGTATGTCAAGTAGAAACACAATTGGTACGGTTCAAAGACCAACACCTGTCAAAAAGAAAACTAGCATTGGAATGTCTGTAAGGTCTAGACCTACCAATAAAAGTAAGAAAAGGTCTTTTAAGAAGTACAATAGGCAAGGTAAGTAATGCTAGAGGAAATAAGGCAAGCAGCAGAATCTGATCTGAGTACTTTCATTAGCCTTGTAGCTCCTGAACAAGTACTAGGTCAGTGTCATGAGGATGTAATCTCTTGGTGGACAAGAGAGGACGCTAAGTCTCATCAGCTTCTGTTGTTTCCTCGTGACCACGGCAAGAGTAGACTTATTGCCTACAGAGTAGCTTGGGAGATTACAAAAGATCCTACACTTAGAGTTCTATATATCTCCGCTACAGCTAACCTAGCTGAGAAACAATTGTCTTTCATTAAAGGCATTCTAACTTCTCCTATATACAGAAGATACTGGCCAGAGCATGTTAACGAAGAAGAAGGAAAGAGAACTAGGTGGACAGTATCAGAGATTAGTTTAGACCACCCGTTGCGTAAGAAAGAAAACATTAGAGACCCTTCAGTTTTTACAGGAGGTCTCACTACTTCTCTCACTGGCTTACACTGTGATATCGCGGTACTAGATGATATTGTTGTTTACGAAAATGCTTACACACTCGAAGGGCGAGAAAAAGTAAAAAGTCAGTATTCTCTCCTCTCATCTATCGAAGGTTCAGACGCAAGAGAGTGGGTCGTAGGAACTAGGTACCACAGCAAAGACCTTTACAACGACCTGATGCAAATGGTTGAAGATATTTATGATGACAACGGAGAGAAGGAAACTGAGCAGAGTATCTACGAGGTACTTGAAAAGGCTGTAGAAAGCGAAGGGGACGGAGCAGGAGAGTTTCTGTGGCCTAGGCAAAGGAGAAAAGACGGTAAGTGGTTCGGTTTTGATAGGCAGATTCTAGCTAAAAAAAGAGGGCAGTATTTAGATCGTGGCCAGTTTAGAGCACAGTACTACAATGATCCTACTGATCCAGACAATGTACCAGTCCGTAGAGAAAAATTTCAATACTTCGAAAGAAAATTCTTGACAAGAGATAATGGAGTATGGTACTATAAATCTAATAGGTTAAATGTATTTGCTGCTGTAGACTTTGCATTTTCTCTCAGTAAGAAAGCAGACTACACAGCAATTGTAGTTATAGGTATTGATTCCGAGAACAATGTTTATGTATTGGACATTGATAGGTTTAAGACAGATCGGATCAATGACTACTTTGACCATATACTTCAATTGGTAATGAAGTGGTCTTTCCGTAAGATTAGAGCAGAAGTTACGGTAGCTCAATCAGCTATTGTAAGACAACTAAAAGATTTGATTAGACAACATGGTTTGTCTTTGTCGGTAGATGAGTTCAGACCTAATAAGTCACAGGGTAATAAACAAGAACGTATTTCTGCTGTGCTTGAACCTAGGTATGATAATCTTCAGGTATGGCACTACAAGGGTGGCAACATTCAGTATCTAGAGGAAGAGTTAAGCACACGAAATCCAGCCCACGATGACGTGATTGATGCTTTAGCTTCAGCAGTTGATATGGCAATAAAACCATCATCGAGTGTAATTAGAAATAAGAAGAGCAACATCATCTGGGCTAACAGTAAATTTAGAGGTGCAGCTTAATGGCAGGCGAAACTTTAGACTTAGAAAACATTATCAGTCCAGATCAGCTAGCTACTGAGATTGGTAACAAATGGCGTGAGTGGGATAACCTACGTTCTACTAAGTTAGAAGAATGGAAGGAGTTGCGTAACTACCTCTATGCAACTAGCACTAGTACTACGTCTAATGCTGTTTTACCTTGGTCTAACACCACAACTACGCCTAAGCTGACTCAGATCATGGATAATCTCCATGCTAACTATTTTGCTTCCTTGTTTCCACAGAACAAGTGGATGAGATTTGAGGCACATACTCAACAGGATAATCTTAAACGTAAGAGAGACACAATCCAAGCGTATATGGAAAACAAGATTAGACAATCTAATTTTGTCAACATCGCTTCTGATTTGGTTTACGATTACATTCAGTACGGTAATTGCTTTGCCACAGTAGAGTGGGAAGACAGATACAAGATTACAGAAGAGGGGGAATACACGCCTCAGTATGTTGGACCTAAGCTTGTAAGAGTTTCTCCTTATGATATTTGCTTTAATCCTGTAGCTGCGTCTTTTGACAAGACACCTAAGATCATTAAGAGTATCAAAACTCTTGGTGAGATTAAGAGAATGATTAAAGATAATCCTTCTAATGATTATATGAATGATGTTTTTAAGAGGATGACTGGAGTTAGGGCTGCTATTAGAGGCTCTGACGGAAATGTTAGTAAGGCTGACGGTTTTATTGCGGATGGATTTTCTTCTATTCAGCACTATTATGAATCGGATTATGTGGAGGTACTAACATTCTATGGTGACATATACGATTACACTACAGATGAACTCCTTGTCGATAGACTTATTACTGTTGTCGATAGGGCTTACGTTCTAAACAATGTAGAGAACCCATCTTGGCTAGGCACCGCCCCCGTGTTTCATGCAGGGTGGAGACCAAGGCCAGACAATCTCTACGCAATGGGTCCTTTAGATAATCTTGTGGGTATGCAATATCGTATTGACCACCTAGAAAATCTAAAAGCAGATGTGTTTGACCAGATTGCGTATCCAGTTATGAAGATAAGAGGTGACGTTGAAGACTTTGATTTTGAACCTGGAGCTAGAATTTATCTGGGAGAAGAAGGCGATGTAG